GGATATATGTACCGCCGCCATATTTCACGGTTCGGTACACCGTGACTGGCATAATGGTCATATATCCTGTTTACTTCTGCTACACGCTTCTGATAACTGACTCCGTGCCGCTTTCCCATATAGGTTTAATCGTTCATAGACGGTTCTACTTTAGGTTTATAGGGACGGATGTCAAGCGTCATTTTTGCGCTTACCGTTACCCGGCCACTTCCTTCACACTGTCTGCAGACTTCCTCAACGGTTTCGCTTCGCTTCTTTCCAAAGATCCGAGAGGGATATTCTACAACTTTCTTTACTTTACCTGTACCGTAGCAAGCACGGCACAGGGCTACTTTCGGAGATTTCTCCACTTCTTGTATCATAGTTCTATTATTTATGATTCTGTCATTCCCAGAGGGATAGGTTTCCACATTCCGTTTTCGTTCTTGATTTCAGCACGGATAAACTGTTTGCTCACTTCCGGCTGGTAGGCTTCCTCAATGATACGCACACCTTCAATGAAACGGTCATCTCCGGTTTCCATGGCCACTTTGCGAAGCTGCACGATGCGTGAAGCCTTCAGCGTTCCCTTGGCATCACGGGCCAACAGACGAAGCACCATGCTCACCAGTGCCTTGGTCTTTTCATCTTTGGCCAGACCTTCGATGTATTCCTTCACAATGGCTATACCGTCTTCCACCGTGTCACGGTAACCGTCGGTCACATACACACCCAGCGTGATTCGTTTGTCGCCTTCTCTGTTCGTAAAGGTATGGCTGCGCTGGTCATCCTTCACCTTGGTCTTGAAAAGGTCTGCCTTCATTTCCAGAATGGTTTTGAAGTTGTCCATCACGGTCTGCTTGCTTGCCTTAATCTGCTCACTGATGCCCAGCAGCACCGGGATGGAGTTGGCTATCTCCTCATCCACCATCTGTTTGTACATTTCGCGGTCATTCTTGGCTTTTTCCTCTGCCGCTTTCTTTGCTTTTTCTCTCTGGAAGGCTTCAAATTCCGCCTTTTCCTCTGCCGTCATTACCACGGTCGTTTGTTTCATTTCTTCCATGATTCTTGTCTTTTGGGGTTATTGGTTTTTATAATCCTGCATTTCAGGTTCGTCTTCCATCAGCATTGCCTCTCCGTTGGCGTATGCCCAGTCAGCCAGTTCGCTATAAAACTCGGCTGCATCTTGCTTCTCCATGTCAGAGGAAAGCAGGCTGATTTCCTTTTTCAGATTCTCTAAAATCTTTGCGTTTCTATTTTCCATATCCTATCAGTTTGCCGGAGCATCAGGGTCAATCTGAATGAGTGATACCACGCTCACGGAGTTAATCGTTTGCTTTTCTTTCTTGGGCTTCAAGCCGCCTTTCCGTTGTATGGACCGAAGCTTTACCGCCAGTTCCTCCAGTTCGTCCACCGTAATCTGTCTAAACGCCTTGCCGGCTATTCGGGGATTACTGCAGAAGTCATTGATACGTGCCCAGTCAGATGTGTCAATTCCAAGTTTCTGCATTAGGTTCAGACAGAGGCTCCGTTTCCGCCGCAGCTCTTCACGCAGTTTCTGCCGCCATTCATCTTGCCCGGTCAGTTTCTCTAGAGCAGTACAACAGGCTTCATACTCCTTGGCTGTCATTTCCTTCAGACTGTCCGTCCGGTTCCACGTGTACTGCAGCACAATGCTTTTCTTGA